AAGACCCGAGCCGGAGCGGTGGAGGCACTGCGCCAACCGAAGGGCACCACGGGGCTCGTGGTTGCACCGACGTATCCCATGTTGAGGCTTGGCGCAATGGAGACAATCCTGAAGCTGACCGCGAAGGCAGGCATCGTCACGGCGTGGAACAAATCAGAGATGGAACTGCGCTTACTCGGTGACCGGCGCATCATCTTTCGCAGTGCGGACAACCCTGACCGATTGCGCGGCGCCAACGCAGGGTGGCTTTGGTTGGACGAAGTCGCGATGATGGACGCGGACATATGGCCACTGAGCATCGCCACATTGCGCGAAGCACCGGGTCGGGCTTGGATGTCAACGACGCCACGTGGCAAAGACTGGGTCTACGAGTTGTTCAGTGGCAACCACAAAGACTACGCGACGATCCGAAGCAAAACGACGGACAATACGTTCCTCGATGACACCTTCGTTTCGACGTTGAAGCAATCAATGACCTCGGAGATGTACCGCCAAGAGGTGGACGGCGAATTTACCGACCCCATCGGTGCGTTGTTCCGTCGTGAGTGGCTTCGGGTCACCGATGTGCGACCACATGGCGCAAAGTGGTTCCGATACTGGGACCTTGCAACGTCAACGAAGCAAACAGCGGACTATACCGCCTCTGTACGGTGTTGTTTGCACGAAGGGGTACTCTACATAGCTGACGGCATCCACATGCGCGCAGAATGGCCCGACGTGCGAAGGGTAATGATTGCTACGATGCGCAGCGAAGAGAACACGACGCACGGCATCGAAAAGGCAATGAACGGCTTAGCGGCGGTTCAGGAATTGCGCCGCGTGCCTGAGTTGGCGTCGGTGCCGTTTCGCGGTATCGATGTGAAGGGCGACAAAGTACAGCGAGCCATGCCATGGGCCGGACGAGCGGAGGCGGGCGCGGTGCGCATCGTCGCCGGTGCGTGGGCTCGTGATTTCATAGACGAGGTCGTAGGGTTCCCAAGCGCACCACATGACGACTATGTCGACGCAGTGAGCGGAGCGGTCGGTATGCTGAGCACGCCAAAGATAGAATGGAGTTTCGCCTAATGCCTATTCAGTACCCGGCCGGATGGCTGGACACGCTAAACCGAAGCGGAAAGCTGTACTCGCCAGCGGACGCATACCGTATGGTGCCGATGTTGTACCGTGCGGTCAACCTGCGCGCCGATGCGTTGTCATCGGTGCCGTTTGAATTAACGCGCAATGGCGAACCGGTCACGTGGCCGTGGAAGATGAACCTACCGAATCTCATCAAAGAGACTGAGCGCAGTTTGCTCATCTTCGGCGCTGCGTACTGGCTCCGCGTGGTCAAAGGTCGCACACTCACGGGCTTCATCTGTTTAAACCCAGCGAATACCACGTGGTTCTTTGATCAGGGCAAAGCGGACATCTATGACCCATACCGCGGCATGATTTGGTCGCAGACGATGAACGGCAAGCTATACGGACCGTGGACCATCGACGATATCGTGTATTTTCGCGAGCCTTCGTATGTGGACGACGTCGGGCCGGGGTTGCCACCTGCGGCGGTCGCTTTGCAGCACGCGCAGTTGTCGCACTATTTGACCGCGTTTGCCACTGCGTTCTTCCAAGGCGGTGCACAGCCGGTGACCGTGATGAACCTGCCGGAATACACCGACACCGCAGAGGTGGAGCGCTTCAGCGCAGACATCAACGCGAAGGCCGGCGGCGGAATCATGAACGCGTTTAAGTATTTGTTTCTGCGTAGTCCTGACCTGAAGGTCACGCAGTTGACGCCGGATATCAATACGATGCAGATGCCGGAGCTATCCGAGCGAACCATCACGGCCGTTGCGGCGACGCTGGGCGTACCGCGTACCATGCTCGAAGCATCGGCGGCGAACTACGCAACGGCAGACAGCGACCGGCAAAGCTTTTGGCGTGAAACCATCGTGCCACGTCTGAACATGTACGAAGCGGTCATTAACAGCCAACTGCTGAATCCGCTGAAGTATGAATTCTCATTCCAACCCGAGACGATGGACGTATTCCAGACCGACGAAGCGGCGCGGGCCACATCGTTCTTGCAGTATGTGCAAGGTGGAATCCCTGCGCGATCGGCTGCGCAATTGCTGGGCATCGACAACTTGGATGAGTACTGGCCCGCAGACGTCGCACCGGCTCCAACACCGGACGCGCCAAGTGAACCGACGCAAGACAACGAGCCGGCATTGACCACGCCTGAGACGGTCGCATTGCCTGCCGATGCCGAAGCGAAGAACGCGGAGTGGGGGCTACTCTCAAAAAAAATAGAGCGCAGAATTAAGAGCGGACGAGACCCACGCACCTCGTTTGATTCTGCGTTGATTCCCGCTGAGCAAATCATCGCAGTGATGGCGCGGTGCTACAAAGGAATGACCGTCGCCGACCTCCACGAGGTCGTGAACGCCATTAAAGCACCGGTCGACGATATGACGCCGGATGAACTGCGAATCTATAACCGCATCATCAAAGAGATGCGCGCAAAGGGTGAGCAATGGGCAAAGGATATCTACAACAGCGACACGCCGGAAACATCGTTGCGCGAAGTCATCAAGCCGGTACTCGATACGGAGCTCGGCGTCACCATGGGCAAGCGCTTGGACACGCTCGGGACACAATTCGGCATCCCGGTGGACACCAACGATGAACAACGCGTTATCCAAGACTGGCTGAGCGATTACACGCCGAAGACAACGGACAAAATCGACCAGACCACAGCAGACCGCATCAAGCCAATCATCGAGATGTACCGCACCACTCCGGGCATGACGATTCAAGACTTGCAAGCCGCGGTGTTGCCACTGAGTGACCCGAGTCGCGCAAAGATGATCGCCATCACCGAGACAACGCGGGCAGCGGCGCAGGCAACGGTGCAATACAAAGACTACCTCGGTGAGCGCGGTATTCAGATGCAACGCGTGTGGAATACCGATGCGGACGAACTCGTGTGCGCAATCTGCACGGGCAAAGTCTACGATGTGAAGCTCAACGGATTGACCGAAGACCAATGGCCGCCCGAACTGATGGACGGTCCACCGGCGCACGTGAATTGCCGATGTGACACGTCGTTGCGGTTGGTGCGCTGATGGCCAGTGAGATAACCGTAGAAATCGCTGGGCGTATCGGCGAAGCACAAATCGGGGAGATGATACGCACAGTCACGCTTGCATTTGCCACGCAGGTGCAAGCGAAGCTCAACGAAGACAAGCCACCGCCACCGGCGCTGGGTTCAATGAAGTTTAAGAGCGTCAAACAGAAGCGCTTCGTGATGGCGGCGTACAGTCGCGGTGAAATCACGGTGCCGTATAAGCGCGGCACTGGGTCAGGGCTTCGCGGTTCTGAGACGCTCAACCGGTCGTACAGCATAACGCTCAATGGCGACGATGCAATACTGACCTCTGCAGCGTCATACGCTCCGTATGTTGTCGGCGATCAACAAGCCGACATACACAAAGGGCGATGGAATACCGCGATGAACGCAGCCGACCAAGTGAGTGCCTCGGGTGACCTCGATTACATCGTACAAAAAGCAATGGAGGCGCTTTGATGGCTGACACATTCACCGCACCGCAAGCCGTCGCGGACAACGCACGCCGAGCGCTGGAGGTTCGCGCAAGCAAACCAGAATCCCAGCGCGGCATGACTCCGGTTGGCTTGGCGCGTGCAAATCAACTTGCAAACCGCGAACCGGTCAGCCTCGAGACGATACGAAGAATGGTTGCATACTTCGACCGTCACGAGGTTGACAAGGAGGGCGCTACGTGGGATGAGCAGGGCAAAGGTTGGCAGGCTTGGTACGGTTGGGGTGGCGATGAAGGGCGCGCATGGGCGCGTCGTATTTTAGAGGAGAACAGCATGGAGACCAAAGCATCACGTCGTCATTCCGAGAGCGACATGGAAACACTGCGCACGGCGGCGCACCACGTCAAGGCAACCATGAAGGCACTGCGCGCAGTGGGCTACGACGGCATCAAACCAAAGAGCGTCAAAGCAATTGACGAATCGGTCATCCTGAACGAGCGCCAAGTGGTCATGTACGACATGTACGAAAGCATCGTCGAAGAATACGGCGTTTTTGACCGCGGTATTGGCGCCAACGGTGCGCACTACGTGAGCGCAGAGAACAACCCATTTAAAGCCGAGGGCATGGCATGTAAGAACTGCGTGTTCTACCTGGCGAACCGCTGCGAATTGGTCGACGGGGAAATCGAAGAAGACGCACTGTGCAAGCTGTGGATTATTCCTGAGGCTTCCATGGTCATCGAAGCACCGGTCGAAGAAGAAGAGATGGAAGAAGACGAAGTGGTTGCCGAAGAAGAGGCAGTGTCTGAAGCGGAGCCCATCGAAGAAGCCGTCGCAACGATGCAACCAAGCGAAGACGAAGACATGAAAAGTGCTTCACTTGACGGCAATGCGATAATGGACGCAGAGGCAGTGAAGAAGTTCGCACGCCGTTTGCTGGGGGTCAAATGAAGTCACCACTACAC